TGAGGCGGCAGGTAAGCAGGCGATTCAAGCTTTAGAAATGATTAAGCCACCTCTTGCGAAATCTGCGCAAGAAATTTCTTATGTACTCCGCCCGCTCAAAGCGGTAACTGCTGCTACTAAGATCCAGTTGTACGGTTTCGATATCTGGGCACCCGCAGGCCTGTTCATGCTTGCGGTTTGCCACGCCGTCGGACGTCTATTTGGCGGCTTCCTATGGTCGGCGCCGGAAACAACTGAACGACTGATCAAACTGTTGGCTCCCGCACGCGAATGGGGCGGCATCGGCGTCGTTATCATCATGGTGGTCGTGATTTTTGGCGGGTATAAGTACGCTAAACGGTTGCCACTCAGTACCTCCTAAGTGGCTGCCGTATGGATAGGATTGCCGCCTTATTATGCGTCAAGCAACTGCTGCGATAGCCGAGAAGCGATGCGGTATCTGTTGCGCCGCCACACTGCCGCACCGATTACGGCAGATGCTCCCAGATTTTGGGAGGGGTCGGGAAAAACATAATATCTATAACAATGGCGGTTTTCTGCGGGTTTGAGCCATAACAAACACCATAATATCTATATAACCTGATTATACTTCCTAACCCTAATAGTTGCGTCCGAAAAAACCCTTCAAAATCAAAGGCATTAGGTTTTTCGAGCAAAAATGTTATTGAATATTAGGGTTCGCGTATAACCTCATTTTTGGCAGTTTCCCGTGGGTTTCAAGCTCCGATTTTCCAGATGTTAGCGATGTTATAGTTTTCCCGACCCGTCACCATATTGTAGGCTGGCGAGTGTGCAGCAGAGCAATCCTCACGCGGGTCACCGCTAGGCCGTGATCCACCCAAAAGCGCCGCCTGAACGATAAGAGTGGGGCTGCACGTTTGCCCCCTCTGGGGTGCATCATTCCGCATGAGCGCTGGGCGCATCAAACCCGGTGGAGAGCCGCGCTTTTCCCTTGGGCTGGATCAGATCCGGATATTGCATCAAATGCGACCCAGAAAGCTGGCGGGCGAGGCGGGGGGAATAGCGCGTTGTTTGGGGTCGCAACGCTGGGCGGATCGACGGTCTGAAAAAATTTCTGAAAAAATCGGTCTCGTCGTTTTTGAAATTTTCTTACGCGCAACAAAGTTACGTCGGTGCGCGGGTCACCGGCGGCGTGGCGGCGGGGTGAAGTAGTGGCGGCGTTCGACCAGGTGCTTAGTCTCACGATCGTTTGCCGCCTCGGCCATCGCTTCGACTACGAAGCGGCGCGACTCGTCCTCGGGGGTCGGATAGCGACCGGCTGCACGGAGGTCGGCGACGATCGATTGCAGGACGGCGTCACAGCTATCGGATCGGTTGGCGTTGTGCAGCTGGCCGGCATAGGCCCAGAACTCGACCAGCAGCTGCCGATCACCGGCATGCGGCAACAGGCAGCGGAGCGCGAGCCTCACGTCGGCTGCGTCGATCCGCTCAATTTTCGCGCGGTCCACCGCGGCGCGCAGCACGCGCACCGCCAGCTCGATCAGTGTCGGTCGCACCACAGGTCACGGATCCCCAGCTCGCGTTCGGTGAGGCCAAAGTAATCTGCGAGGTAGCGGTGATCCTCGGCGCTTAGCGCGATCGGCATGCCACGGTGGATGAAGCGGTGGAGATAGCCGTCTGCATGCCCAAGCATGCGCGAAAGCGCTGCGAGGCTGTCACGCCCGCCGGCTACTGTCTTGCGCAGCGCTTCACGCGGATCTGCGGGCGCCCTGCTCATAATTGATCGGCTCTCGGCACGGCGCGCTTCAGCGATTGCTGCGGCACGCTGCCCCGCGTTGTCGTTGCCCGACTGGTCCCTTGCGCGAATCGTCATGGCGCTGGATAACGCATGTTCCCACTTTGTTCTATAGGTTGCATGCAGTGGAAGAGTTCAGCCTTGCCGTCGTCGGCATCAATTACCCAAACGCGGACAAGACCAACCGGCGGTTCGAACTGGCGCTATGCGCGCCGGGAGAGCCGGTGCGTCTCGTGCTCGAACCTAACAACAAGCACGATCCCGCCGCGGTCGCGGTGTTCAGCTGTCGGAACCTGCAAATAGGATACCTGTCGCGCGAGCGGTGCCTTTGGGTCGGCTCGCGGATGCGCGCCGGTGAGGATCATCAGGTGATCTTTCAGGACGTGGACGAACACATTGCCTCCGTCCGCATCCGGTTCGGCGGAGGTGCTCCGACCTTGCCGGTGCCGCGCCCGAAGGCATCGGCACCGGATGAGGACGACTGGCTGTACGCCGATCCTGAAGGACCAGAGTGGGGCGCCTAGCCGATTGGAACATTCGAGATGATTAGCTCGGCCGCGCGCATGCTTGCACCGGCGCCGATCGTGTAGGTAGTCGCAGCTTCCACGAAGTGGAATCCGGCGAAAACCTCCCGAACCCCCGGCGTATCGTTGATCGACAGCAGGAACCGCCCCTTGATACCGGCGAGCTGCTCGGCGAGGCGGGTGAAGTCCGCGCGGCCGAATACGTCCTGGCCATAGTCGGTCTCGCAGCCCCAATAGGGCGGATCGAGGTAGAACAGCATGCCGGCGCGATCATAGCGTTGGATGAACGCCCCGAAGTCTAGCTGCTCGATCACGACGCCCGCGAGACGCTCATGGATCTCGGCGAGCATAGGCTCCAGCTTGGATACGTTGAACCGGGCGCCTTGGGTCTTATCGACGCCGAAATGCCGACTCCGAACATGTCCACCGAACGCCAGTCGCTGGAGATAAAGGAACCGAACGGCACGTTCGAGGTCGGTCAGCGTGTCCGGCCGCTGGGCCTTCAGCCGCTCGAACTCGGAACGGCTGGTAACCCGGAAGCGCAGCATGTCGATCATGTATGCGTAATGGCGTTGCAGCACGCGGAAGAACGTGGCGACATCGCCCGAGGCGTCATTGATCACCTCAACCTTGGGCTGCGATCGCCGGCGCAGGAAGACGCCGCCCATGCCGACGAACGGCTCGGCATAGCCATCGTGTTCGATCCGCTCAATCATCGCGGTCAGCCGCGATGCAAGGTTGCGCTTTCCACCAATGTACCCTGCAGCGGGTGCGACGGGCTGAACGAAATTTAGAGTGTTCACTTTCTGTTCTCGCTTCATAAGACCGCATCCCGCGAATCGCGGGGTGCGGGATGGCCAGTGGCCGATGGTCGTGGCGAGACAGGTCCTCGTCGGTTCGCCGGGCTGCAACCCGGCTACCCCCGCCCGGCTATGCCGGACTGGAATTATGCGGCAGCGGTTACCCGCTCCAGAAACTTGACAGCCTGCATGCCGAGCCGATCGTTTATCTCGAGGAACGCGGTCTGCAGCGGGTAGATCTCCAGCTCGAAGAACATCGCCGTCGCGTCCTTTGGGTTGCCGAACGCGGATCCTTGCGCCGGCACGATGCCGAGCAGCTGGGGCGGCACGCGATGCGCCGCCATCACGTCGGCCTGCGTCGCGTTCTTGATCCCGAGAAACTCGTCTTTCGCACCTGCTTCGGCGATCGGCATGATCTTGATGCTGCCCTCTTTGCCGTTCGGGGCATGGACGAACAGGTTCTTGAAGTTGCCCGGCCCCTTCGACTGGCGCAGGGCCTCTTTCAGCGCGTCCGTGTCTTTGCTGTCGATCTCGCCAGTCGCGTAGAGGATGTAGCCGGCATGGCTGCCGTTGAGGTAGTATCGGCGCCGAAACAGCGTCGCGGCTTCATTGAGCAACGCTGACTGTAGCGCGCTCAGATATTCGGGAACGCCATAGATCTCTTGGTTCACGTCGGGCTGCATCACCTGCACGACGCTCGCCGGGGGAAACAACATTGCATCCTTTATCCCCGGCACCCACCAAAACTGGCCATCGACCACGCCGCGGCGGGTATAGCGAGCCATCGAATGGACGAGGCGCAACGGGTCGCGGAACGTGTTGCGTTTCACCTCGACATACGCGTTCCCGAACACGAGATAATCCTGCACCATCTTGCCAAATTCGGCGCGGGTGATCAGCGATTTCGGGTCGAGTGAGGCGACAAGCAGGTTGCGCTTCAACATGATCGCCGAACTGTGATGCGGCGAGACGCGGAACGCCCGAGCCAGTCCGTCGAGGGGCAGGGGCGGCTCATACCATTGGCCGTTGTGCCAACATTCGAGCATGTCGAGCAGCTGCCGCCCGCCGATCGCCGGCTCGGGATCCCCAAACGTGAACGCCTGCACAGCATCGCCGGCGTCGGCGCGGGTTGCCGAGGCACCAAAGGTTGGCAGTTGGTTCATGTCAGAAGATCTCCATCGAGCCCTTGGGCTTTTCTTGGCCGTCGAGCGGCTCGTTGATCATGATGTGCATCGTCGCCCAGGCGAGATCGGCATGGCCGGTCTCTTCGGTGCGGCTGGCCTTAAAGGTGACGGCGCGGCCGGACGTCGTGAGCGCTTTCTTGATCGACAGGAAAGCCGAGGCGAGATCCATCCACCCGCCGTCGAACTCGATCCGGCCGCGCTGGAAACTGTGCTGCGCCTTCATGACCATCGCCGTCTTGGCTTCGAGCGAATAGTCGATCTTGGTCAGCCCGCGGACCTTGCCGACCAGCAGCTGATAGACGGCATCACCGATGCCGTTCGCGTCGATCCCGAAATAGGTGCAGTTGTACCGTGACAGTCGGGCGATGATGAACTCGGCCTGTTCCTGATAGTCGCCGCGTAGCTGATGTCGTTCGAGGATCTTGAACTTGCCGCCCGGCCCGCTTGGAGGCAGCGCGATGACCAGCGCCGCATTGTCGCCATCGACACTGCCCTGCGGATCGTATCCCGCCCACACCGCTTGATTGCCGACCGGGCGCGCGGCGAGGACGTTGAACCACTTCCACTCGATCAGAGTATCAACGGTGCAAGCGAGGATGTCGTTGAACTTGAACGCGGACAGGCTGTCGTCGACGAACTGGCATCCGTAGAGGTTGGCATATTCATCCGGCGCGTTTTCGTCGCGGACCTCGTCGAGGTTGAACAGGTCGCAACCCTGCTCGGCCGCATCCTCCAGCGTCAGCATGTGGCGCCAGATCCGATCGGCGCCGAGCATGCCGTCCTTCAGCGCGTCATAGGTGACGTCGATCTTGACCTGATCGGCTTTCTTGCGGCGCCGATTGTAGGAAGATCCGGTCCACAGTCCGTAGGCCTGATGTGCGACGGTCGACGGCGTCGATAGGTACGTCTTGCGCCAGTGCTTATGGCTGGCCATCGCCTTCGCGACCTTGTTCAGCTCGTCGAAGCCGAACGTCCAGAAGAACTCGTCGAAATAGAAGTTGCCGGTATAGCCCTGCGCGGTGCGCGCGTTCGTGCCGAGGAAGATCAGCTCGGCGGTAGGCTTGTCATCGGGCAGCAGCTCCGACGACACGATGATCGGATCGCCCTTGAGCTTGACTCCAACGCGCGCGGCGAATGCCACGATATATTTCTTGAAGACGTGCGCCTGATTTTTCGACGCCGACAGAAATATTTGATTGCCACCACCTTCAAGCGCGTCAAGTAGCGCTTCGCGAGCAAAGTAAAACGTCGCGCCGATCTGGCGCGACTTAAGCAGCATGCGTGTGCGCTGATGCCGGTTCTCATACCAAAGCTCGTTGTACTCGAAATTCTCCCGGTGGAAGATTTCCTTAAGCTGGTCGATCTGCTCGGCAGTGAAATGGTTCTGCGGCGCCTTGTCCTTCTTCGGCCCGCTGTTCCGGTTGGCGACCTTATCGTTGATGTCGCCCTCGTGACCGCCGGGCGCCTCGTACCGCCGGATCTTCGCGGTCGCGACGACGCCGCGCAGCAGCGCGTCCAGTTCCTTGAACTCGGCGCCGCTTTTCTTGTCCTTCCAGATGAGGGTATTCAGCCGCCCCTCGATCGAGTCCTCGATCTTGTCGAGGCAGGAGGCGTCATCCCATCGGCCGCGCTGCTTCCAGCTCTCGACCGTCGCCCGCGCATAGGCCTTGCCGTTTTCGTCGTTGCCATAGCCGAGCTGCCCCAGCTCGTCGGTAATTTGGGTGATGCCCCAGCCGCGCCAATAGAGGCTGCGCGCCATCCGTTGCGCCGTCACCGGGATCGGGAACGTCGCGTGCGGCAGCGGCATATCAATATCGGGTGCGAGCTTGCTCATGGAGGCAAGACCTAGCCACGGCTCCGC